ACATATAGTAGCGAAGCGGGTTGGTTTCAGCCAAGGATGCCAAGAGCGACGCCAAGCCTTCCTCGTCGCCCCATGAAGACGTTTCCGTGCCATGCAAGAAGGTAATGCCCTTGCCTCGACCCAATCCACCTTTGGCTCTTGTACCCGCCACCTGATAGAACATCCGGCTTCTGTTTTGCAGTACCAACTGATTGCGGTTGTGGCTCATCAGTGGAATCTTGTACTGCTTGGGCAGGCCATCCATGTACATGGACAGCGTACTTCTAAACTGCTCTCGGTTCTCTTCGGTGTCAGTCGTTAGCGTTCCCTGCATACCGGGATGGATGAAGTGCCAGTAAAGATCAAGCGCCAGAGAGATAGTGGTGATACCAAGCTGACGTCCTTTGAGTACCACAAAGAAGTGGATGTCATCTTGCAGACCACGCGCTACCTCATCCATGACATAGGTTTGGGTGCCAAGCAAACGCTCACCCAAGGTGATCATGCCTTGTTCTTTGGACTCAATCCTTAACTGGCGGCAGAAGCGGTAGAAGGCCTTACGATCAAACTGCATGGATGGTGTATCCGTAGTGATTCTCAAACATGGCAAAGGCTTGTTCCTCGCCCATGATTTGCTTTCGCTGCTCTTCAGTCAACTTATAGAGCATCTCACCGTTGGATAACAACTGTCTAAAGCGGCTGTGATGACCAAATATCTTGGTCGAGTTCATGCCATTGTGGATGGGGCCAAAGTGTTCAAAGGAAAAATACTTAGCCACTTCCAGTGGCGCATACTTGATGCCCACATTTTCCATTGCAGGACGCAGAAAGCAACCTAGCTGCACATCCTCATTGTTCAACATGGCTTCAGGGAAGTTACGGCGCATGATCCCGTGCTTTGTAGGCGCTTCCAGAAACTTCTTACTACGCAAGGAGAAGCCACCATTTTGCACAATCAGCGCATCCTTGTAGTCCTTACCATCCGTACACCATTGGTAAAGCGTTGAGAACTCGCCACTTGGCATTAGGGCTGCATGACTAGGGCCACCCACATAGTCATAGTCAAACCAGTCATCATTCCAATTCTTTGCATCCAACGCCCAACCATCGTGCTGCACAATCAAGGCGTACTCAGTGTCGATGTAGTTATGCAAGCTATACATTACAAACTCGGAGTAGCCTTGATAGTCCAAGGGCGCGGCAATGATCTTCTGGTGCATCTTGGTAATGTCTAACTCGGTATTGGTAATCAACAAAGACTTGCAGCCGGGCAGAGCCTCGGCAGTCTTTCTTAATGCTGGCAAGGCCACCTTTCCCCGACCATCGCCATAAATGGCAACTACCGTAATGTCTTCAAAACTTCTTTGTTTTACGTCGCTCATTGTCAAAGCCCTCTAAGTTCCAATTAGCAATCCTGTACCGCGCCTCGTAGTCTTTAGCCACAGCCAGCAACTCCCGCACAATCTCAGGGCGATATACCTCTTTCCATCTCGCTACCAACGCCCTCTTCTGTTTGGCATCCTGTGCGGCAATGGCATTCCTCATCTCATAGCGCAACATCTGGCGCGACAACAACAGCTCCTCTTTGTAGCGGTCAGGACTGTCCATCTGCCTTTTGCGCCAAAGCCTTGATCTCATGAATCTCCAATCCAAACGCATCGTGGATTGCCAGTATCAAGTTCGCACTGACCGGCATATGCCCATGCCGTACCCGGCTGATATAACCCGACTGCACACCCAACTCCCGTGCCAACTCTCGATCATTCCTCAACTGGTAAGTATCCAGCAAGTAATCAAACAACTTAAACGGCTTCCGATTCCAATCAACCTTTTCCATAGCCCCTCCTATTCAATTCGCCATACCCGAATACCGTCACCCTCCCTACGGCACACAAACTTCCTCTCCAACCGCTTACCCCGAATCCGGTTGTAATTGCACAAGACATTCATATTCCCACCCGGCACAAAAAAACTCTCTCCCACCTGCAAAGCCTCATGCGGGTAGTTGTGCCGAACCTTAACGTCAGGCATCGGTACATCGCTATCTATTTCATACATTCGCACCTCCGTTAATACAGTAAACCAACTGTAGCATAAATCGGAAAGTGGAAAACCCTTTTTTCCTTGGGGCGGGGAGGGAAATAGGGCGCGCAACCACGGAGGGTCAAACCCCATCGCGTTGCCACAAAGATAACTACACAATCCCTATCGACTGACCATGACCGATAGAGTTGACCTATGCCATTGTCATGCTGTCAATTGCGTGAATGGCACAATTAACCCTTTGTCAATTGACCAATAGACAATATTGCATAAGAAATAACCCTATTACCCCATGTTAATAAATATACAACAGCGCGGGGATTGACAATATATGAATTATCACCCGAGCAACTATCCCTAATAGATTACCTATATCCCTATATACAAGCCAATAGAAAAATATATGCATATATATATATATGTACCCCTTGAGTTAATGCATACACTCATCTATATTTGAACCTATGCACTCAGTGCATATTCCTAACTAAGCAAAGGGGCATCAAATGAAACAATCAACTATAGCAATGCTCGTTTTTCTGGCTTTCACTCTTTGGTCATTGGTTTTCACTGTACACGGCGAATTTTTGTGCTCATTCGCGGCACTGGCTATTGCTTTCATTAGCTGGCTAGTCGGTATCACGTTAGAACGCGAAGCTAAGTAACTGCAAACGACAATCAACTAAGGGGCTAAACATGAAAATTGACATCGCACAACAAATTACCGACAGAATCATTTCCGAGCTAGAAAAAGGGGCAACGCCGTGGGTTAAACCGTGGCGTTACCTGAAACAGCAACCAGGGCAAGGGATGCCGTTCAATCCTGCCAGCGGTACTGTTTACAGGGGCATCAATCACTTTTGGTTATCAATGCAACCCTTTACAGTTCCTTACTACGTTACTTTCAAGCAAGCGCAGCAACTTGGCGGCACTGTATTAGCTGATCAGAAGGGTACACCGGTGGTGTACTGGAATATTCACCGTAAGGAAACTATTGGCGATAAGGGTGAATCGGTAACTTCTGCTTATGCCTTCATCAAACATTACTATGTTTTCAATATTGAACAATGTTCCGGTATTGAATTGCCTGCAATGCCTGAGATTCCTGCCGTTGACTGGAACCCTTGCGAACAAGCTGATCAAATAGTTTCCCGCTTGCAATTGTCCGGCGGTTTAACTCATGCCGGAGATTCCGCTTATTACCGGCCGAGTACTGATGCCATTGTGATGCCACCACAGGCAGCATTTGATTCCCGTGAAAATTACTATGCCACTTTGCTCCACGAATCAGTCCATGCAAGCGGACACGAAAAGCGATTGAAGCGCATTACTCCGGCCAGATTCGGCAGTGAAAACTATGCTTTTGAGGAATTAGTTGCGGAATTAGGCGCTGCTATGCTTTGCGCAAAATGTGGCATTGATGGTGACTTGCGCCATGCCGGATACATTGAAAATTGGCTGCAGGCCTTGCGTAACGATAAGAAATTTATCTTATCTGCTGCAGCAAAAGCGCAAAATGCCTTGGACTATCTGACAGGCGAACAAGTGAATGAGACTGAACAAGTAACCGAAGCAATAGCAGCATAGAGCATGACTAAAAGCCCCTATACGGGGCTTTTGGGCGCGTTTTGTGCCATTTCCTAACCTTCTAAGGGGCAAGCAATGACTAATGACTACTATGATTTTTCGATAGCAGGGCATTTTCTACCGGCTTTGATCAATGATGACTACTCCGGCTTAGATGATCACGAAGTTATCCAGCTAGACCAGTGGATTGATCAATGGCAACACTTGCCAGAAGCTACATTCGACGTATTACCTACCGGCACTGACTTCAAAACTTGCGACGTGTGCAATGTTTACGCCGAAGTTTACGATGTTCGCTTGTATTTCCGCAATGACAAGTTACCGGCTGGCTGGACACTTAACGCATATGCTGACTAAGGGGCAATCATGAGCAAAATAGACCATGCGCGGATTCTCAATGCTTATCTTGCAAGGCTGCAGTTATCAGACATTGACAACATCCAAGCGGCTAACAAGGCTTGGCAATATGCGGCAATGAATCAAAGCAATTCGTCATTAGCGCAATGTCAAGCGGCTTTTTATGCTGCAGTTGCCAATGCAGTAAACAATCTGATTCGCAGTGACATTGGCACTATTGAGCAAGTTATCAGCGAGGAAACTGACTATGCAAATCATTCTTGAGATTCTCGGCGGCTTACTAGGCCTTGCCGTTATGTGGGCTTTTCTTTTCGTTCTACTGTCATTCTAAGGGGCTACCAATGAGCAAACAATTACCCGATAAAATCTCAATCACTTGGCATTTCACTGATATTCAGGAAGTTGACGATTCACTAACGAACGATCAAGCGAGACAGATTCTACAGGCACTTGCAAGAACGCATGATTGTAACCAAGGCATTTCTTGGACAGTGATTGAAGCTGTTATTGATACTTTCCGAGCGTCAGAGGCAATCAATTAATTAAATCCGTTTTAAGCCGTTTTCCCCTTGGCCTGTACTCTGTACAGGCTTTTTCTTTTTCTAGCCTTGTACACCCCTTAAAACCCTTTTAAACCGCATTGCTACCAGTGCCAGCCAATCCGCTTTTCAAAAACCCCCTATGCAAAACTCAACCCTAGCTTGTTTGGCAACAAATGCAGGTTCATTCCTTTGACATTTGAATCCTGTAAAAAAATCGGAAATCATGTTTCCAAATTGACACGCGCCCACCTATATGTATAGGAACCGTATAAATATGGAAACCGTATAGGAAAGTAAACGTATAGTCTTAGTAAACGACTATACCTATAAGTTTTGAGAGATAGATGTTAGAACGATAGACCCTCGTATACCCATATTATGGTTTACCCTATAGCTATAGTTACCGTATAGCTATAGTAACCGTATATATGTAGTAACCGTATAGCTATACGTTTACTTAGACTATAGTAAACGTATAG